GGTCGGTGCCGAAGCCAGTCGTGATCCCCTGGCTGTAGAACCACTCGATCGCGGTATACGCGGTGTCGCTGTTCGGCACATCAATGAAGCTCGGGATCAGTGGTGGGGAGAACACCGGGCTCCCGTCCGCCCGGTAGAACGTGACAGCCGTGTCTCGGCGCGAGATCGGGTTCGTGGGACGGAAGGTCCCGCTGCCGGAGCCCACCATGATCCCCTGGTTCGCCACCCACTCGATTTCCAGGTAGGAGGGGTGGGCCAGCCCCACGTCGCTGAACGTCGGGACACCCGGCGGCACAAAGGGCGGGCTACCGGCAGCCCGGTAGTGACCCACGGCAAGCTCCCGGCGCGAGATGTTCAGAGCCGGCCGGAACGTCCCATCGCCGAACCCGTCGAGGATTCCGACGTTGGCGCACCACTCGATCTCCAAGTAGAAGTTGTTCGTCTTCGGCACGTCGCTGAAGGTGGGCGTGGTCGGGGGCACGAATGGCGGCGATCCTGAGTAGCGGTAGAAGAAGACTGCCGCCGATTGCCTGCTCGTCATCTGCCACGGTCGGTACGCCAGCCCGCATCTGATGTCGACCGGGCACACCCGCGGCACTTCGCAGTCGGCCACCTCCTCGGGCGGCTCCGTGACCACGATCTCAGCGATCGTGTAGCACTTGCAGGCGTCGAACAGCGAGCCCGTCCAGCGGATCGGCTCCCACCGCGCCACACCGCTGCAACCATCCCAGATGATCCGGATTTGGCGCGTCTCGCGACCACTAGGGCAGGAGGTGTCGGGATCTGGGATCTCGGCGCAGTCCACGAGGTTGCCAACGCGCAGGTCGCAGGCGACCGGCGGCATCCCGTCAGCGGGGTCCCACCCATCACCAGTCCACTTGCCGGAAGACAAGAGAGTCACGTAGCACGGCTTGTTGCCCGAGCTCTGCGTCTTCTCGACCGAACCGGCGCTCTCCTCGATGCCGACGATGTCAATGAGGCAGTCCGGCGGCGGGCACTCCTCAGCGGGGTCCCAGCCCGAGGCGCACCACGACCCGTCATAGCGCAGCGTCACGCCGCACGTCGGCCGCGCCACCTGCTGCTCGACCAGCTGCGTTCCGATCGTCTCGGCGCAGTCGTCCTCGCAGATCCGGTCGAGATCGAGGCAGAACTCCTCGTCGGGGAACGTCTCCGACGAGGCGCACCACATGATGTCGCTGAAGATGTACGGGCTCTCCGATGCCATAGTGAACTGCACTCGGAGCATCGTGCAGCCGCAGTTCGAGCAGCACGTTCCGAAGCGATCGACCACCTTCGGTCCCGACACGAGGCCGGTGCGGTGCATGACACGGACCATGTCCGTAGCAGGCGCACCTGTCCTCGTCTCCATGCACTCGATCGAGCCGAGCGTGAAGACGGTGCCGGATCCACCTGTGTCTGCGATGTATCGCTGCAAGGCTCCTCTCGCCGAGTAGATGGCCTGCTGCTCCTCGGGGCAGCTCACGGAGATCGTTGTGTCGAACGTGAATTGCGCCATGTAGCCGACACCCGAAGGCCCACTCGGGCCAGCGGTGATCGTCGATCCGTCGAAGGTCAGGTAGTACTCACTGCCAGACCCGATGTTCTGGATCAACAGCCGCCCGATGCCACCGGCAAAGACGCAGTCCATGAGCGCACCGCTCGCGTTGTTCTCTCCGGCCAGCGGATCGGACAGGACGTTCGCCTGCTCCGAGTCGTCGATTGTGATGTCGAAGATGCCCGGCGACGCCTCGACCACCGTGAGGTTCCACTGCACCGTAGGCTGACCTGCCTCGATGCTCCGCGGGGCCAGCCGACACTCGTCCTGGGGCGGTGGGCAGCATTTCAGCATGTAGAAGTCACCCAGCGAGCAGTCGACGCACCCCTGCGTTTGTGCCAGCGCCTCGTTCAGCCACCGCAGACCGTACTCAGCCGCGCAGCACGTGCGAGCCATGAGCCAGCCCGTGACTGTGAACGTCCTCGGCCCGAGCCGAAGCGGCCCAAGCGACCCCCCTTGGATTGCCCCCGAGCGGGCCTCGCGGTCCACGACGCTGTCGAAGGGCGTGACCTCCTCGACGAACAAGCCAGCGAAGTCGGCCGATTCGGGAACCGCGGGGTCGAACCACGGGGCCGGGTCGATTGATGCGCTCACGTAGTCGAGCGAGGGCAGCGGCCCGGGATCGCACACGTATGGCAGGATCGTGGGGCACCCGCAGTTGCGCGACAGTGAGAGCGACGGAAGCTTCAAGGGACGAACACCGATGTTCGGCGCACCGCGCAGGTACGCCATCACGCGCTCGTTGTTCCAGATCTCGACTCCCGAGTAGTAGCCGTACCCCGAGTACACGGGTCACCCCCGTCGACGTGAACGCAGCGCCGCCTGTTGTCTAGCCCGGAGTTCGGCAAGCGCCTGATCGAAGCTGATGCCCACGATGTTCACGTTCCACGTCTCCGACTGGTCCACGGTCCCCGGCTGCGGAGCTCCAACAACGGTGGCCCGAGGGGCCACTGCCGGGGTGCCTGCGGTGACCGCAGCGAGGCCGGCCAGCGATGGCGTCGGGGGCGCCAGCGTCGCCGCCACGGCACCCACCCCTTCCCCCGCCATGATAGCGTCGAACCCGCTCTCACCCAGCTTCGACATCACGCTGCGGGGCAGCACCCCCTCGCCGACCTGGGCGATGATCGGGACCTCGTCCGGCTTCATCTTGCCTGTGAACTTCCGCATCCGGTCGCGACCGATGATGCCGCCCTCGTGGGCGATGTGCTGGATGTAGCCGATGTCGGGCAGCCCGATGGTGCCCAGGGGTGTGTTGAGCTCGACCCTGTTGATGAAGTCGATGATCCGCGTGTTCACGAAGTCGATGATGGCGTTGACGATCGTCTTCCCGAAGTCCGACGCCATGCCACCGATGCCAGCAATCGCGTCGACGATCCTCTGCGGAATGCCCCTGAAGAAGTTGACGAGCGTATCGATCATCCCCGGGATGTGTTGGGACAGCCAGTCCCTCGCCGGGGCGAAGACGTTGTCCCATAGCCAAGAACCGAGATTGCCGATCGCCGACCCGATGTTGCCAGGGAGATCCCTGAAGAATCCCAGGATCTTCTCGCGAGCACCCGGCCAGTGATCCGCGAGCCACTGAGCAGCAGGAAGCAGAATGTTGTTGTAGAGCCAATCGCCGAGGTTCCCGATGGCCGACCCGATGTTGCCCGGCAGTTCGCGAAAGAACCCAAGAATCTTCTCCTTCGCGATGGGCCAGTTGTCGGCAAGCCACTGCGTAGCAGGCAGGAAGACGTTGTTGAACAGCCAGTCGCCCAGGTTGCCGATGGCCTCACCGATCTTGCCTGGCAGCCCCGAGAAGAACTCCCACAGCTTCGTGATAACCAACGGCCCGTTGTCGATGAGCCACTGGAAGGCCGCGCTCACCCATTCGCCAATCTTCTCGCCGAATGACCCCATCCAGCCCAGGATCGTGCCGGGTAACCCTTGCCAGAAGCCCACGAAGGCCTCCAGTAGCGCCGGTCCGTTATCGACAAGCCACTGCCATGCAGCCGAGAACCACTCTCCGATCTTCTCTCCCAGTGACCCGAGCCATCCCAGGATCTTTCCCGGGAGCTCAGCCAGCCATGTCCCCAGGTTGGCGAGGATGGTCGGCCCGTTGTCAACCACCCACTGCCAAGCTCCAGTCAGAAGCCCGACCAAGAGCTCGCCAAGATCACCCAGCAAGTCCACGAAGATGCCCGGAATCGTCGTGAGGATGGTCCACACGACCTCACCGATCCCCTTCAGCGCTTCCCACAAGAAGCTCGGCAGTTGGCTCAGGATGTTGCCGATAGCGGCGAGGACCCGCGGCCCGAACTCGACGATGAGGTCCCACAGCAGCGGTATCCCCTCGGTGACCATCCACTTCGGGATATCCCAGAAGGCGAGCTTCAGCCCGCCAAGGATCGCTTCTACGATCACTTTCCCGGCGTTAGCAAGGATGCTCGGGATGTTGTCCTTCACCCAGTTCCATGCCCCCTGCAGCGTGTCGGTGAGCCACTTCCCGATACCACTCTCGGCCTTGTCGTCTCCGGTGAAGACGCCAACGATGATCTCGGGAATGTCCTTGACGAGGTCGCCGATCCCGGTGATCACAGACTTCGCCCCATCGACCAGGAAGCGGATGATCGACTTCCCTGCGTCCCCCAGCAGGGAGGCCAGCGACGACAGGCCCTCGATGGCGAGCGTGAAGCCCTCGACTAGCAGCCGCGGGAGCTCGGTGGAGACCCAGCCCCAGATAGCCGAGCCCAACGTCGCTAGGGCTCCCGGGATCCTGCTCGCCAGGCTTCCCAGTGCATCGAGGATGAGGCCTCCGATCTCGCCAGCGATGCCAGCGATCCGTTGCGGCAGCGCGACAAACTGCTCGTAGAGCCAATCAGCAATCCCCCCAAAAGCCGTCTTCAGTCCCTCCCCTGCTCGGCCCCAATCCAACGTGAAGATGCCCGCCAGGAACTCCAAGAGCCCCTGCACTACCGTCAAGACGCCGTCGAGCGACTCCTTCATGCCGTCGAAGATCGGCCCGATGATCGGGATGTTCGACAGCGCCCCCAGGAGCTCGTCGAGGCCAGCCTTGATTGCCCCCACGATCCCGCCACTCAGCTCCAGGATGCCGGTGAGCACCTGATCCTTCAGCGCGTCCCACAGGCCGCGCATCCCATCGAGGACCTTCCCCCAATCACCCTGGAAGATCCCCGAGATCACGTCCCAGATGTTCTGCAGCGTGGCCCAGATCCCCGAGGCCACGCTCCCGATGCCTGATAAGGCCTGCATGATGGACTCGCGGAAGGCCTCACTGCGCTGCCAGAGGATGACGAACAGGGCGATCACGGCAGCGATGGCCCCACCCACGGCCACAGCCGGACTCACGATGGCGCTCAAGACCGCCCCGAGCCCGCCGAGCACGCCCAGGCTGGAGATCACACCACCGATGGCCCCGATCAAGCCGCCAATGGCCCCAGCGGCCCCGATCAGCGACGCGATGAATGGAGCCACCTGGATCGCCACGAAGGCACCAGCGAGCACAGCCAGGATCGGAAGCAGGTTGTTGCCGATGAACTCGCCAACAGGCCGCAGGAGGTCCGCCAGTGTCGAGAGCACAGGCCCGAGGTTGTCGATGGCCACGAACAGCGCCCCCGCCAAGATCGCCGCCAGATCGTCGAGGTGGGGCAGCAGCCCCCTGACGATGGGCACCACGGTCGCGTCGATGAGTTCCCAGGCCCCCACGAAGATGTCCCGAAAGGCCTCGACCGCCCGCGGCCCATACTCCTGCAAGAAGGGCACCAGCGTCGTCTGCGCCCACGAGATGAATGACGAGAGTCCGTCCTGTAGGGCGGCGGCTCCCTCCTTGATCTTGTCCCATACCTGCGGCCCGATGTCCTGCGCGGCAGGGATCAGTGTCGTTTGGATGAAAGATGTGAGCGTTTGGAAGCCCGTGCCCAGGAAGTCCTTCACTGCCGAGGCCACTTCGATCGCCACAGGGATCACGGTGTCCCGCATGAACGACACGAAGCGATCTAGCGCCGTCATCGCGATCGCTGCGGCGTCCCCCAGCCAGCCGAAGCTGTCGCGGACACGGTCAATCCTCGACTGAGCCTCGTCAGACCCTGCTCCGCCTCGCAGAAGGAGGACGAAGAAGTCGCCCACCTGCTGCGCCACGGGGCCGATGTCGGTGGCGAAAGAGGCGATGGAGTCGAGCAACCCGGCGACGGCATCCCCAACGCCGCCCAGATTCCCGCGCATGTCCTCAAGGACCTCGTTGACTTCGGCTGATCCCGGGCCTGCGTCCCGCCAGGCGTCCACGAAGTTGCGGATCCCCCCGAAGATGCCGCCGAGCTCGCCGCCAAGGGCCGCCAGCTTGCCTGTGAGCTCATCAGCTCCGCCCCCGATGCCTGGGAGCCCATTCTGCAGGATGTCGACAAACAGGCGGGCCTGTCCGAGCTTGCCGCCGAAGGCCAGCGTGAAGACATCGCCGGCAACCTGCAGTGCGACTTGAAAGTCCTCGATCTTGCCGAGCACGTCAGCGACGACGCCACCGAAGTTACCCAGCTTCCCCTGCAGGGCATCCGTAGCCTCGGCCGTCTCCAGGGTGTGCGGCCCAGCGTCCTGCAGCGCTCGCGCCCAGGCCTGCACAAGGCCGACCACCTGGCCCACCTCGTACGCTACGTCGGCGAGCTCGCCCACGAAGTCGGGAAGCGCCTGATCGTTCAGCACCGCCAGTTGGCGCACGACGTTGTCGATCCGAGCGGTGAAGCTATCCAGTCCAGACTTACCGTCGAAAAAGGAGTCGCGTAGCAGCAACAGCGCGGAGTTCGCCCTGTCAAGCCAGTCGATAACGGCGGCCGCCGCCTCACCCAGCACCCCGAAGTGGGAGCTCGTGTTCTCGACCAGCTCGTCAACCGAGGCGAAGGGCGTCTCGACCCCCGTCAAGATATCCCGCAGCCACCCGAAGCGCTGCACGATGTTGCCGATGACCGCCATGAAGTCCTGCAGCGTTGACCCCGTGTCCGGGATCGTGTCATCGAAGGCTGACTTCCACCCGAGGATCAGGTTCTCGATGGCCTGGTTGAGCTCACCGATCCCGATGGCGATGAAGTCACCGAGGGTCCCAGTGAGTCTTGCGAATCCCTCCCCTACTCCATCGAGCAGCCCACCGAAGAACTCGAAGGCGGGCGAGACAGCCGCGTCGATGAACCGACCCAGCTGAGCCAGCTGGTCTCGAAGTGACTGACTGTTGTCGTAGGCCGCCCTCAACACGACGGCGATCGTCCCCACAGCGGCCACGAAGGCCCCCGCAGGCGTCAGCACGAGAGCGATCCCCTTGGCGACCAAGCTGAGGCCATCCGCCAGGAACCCCACCACCTTCAGTAGGGGTCCTGCTGCGACGGCGGAGAGCGTCACGTAGCTGGCGAAGGCCAGCATCCAGGGAGCGATGGAGCCGAGTTTCTGCACGGCCGCGGTGACACCGCCCAGCACATCGGCGAGCGTCTTGAACACCCCCGACTTCGCGATGGCGATGCTCAGGTCAACGAAGCTGTTCTTCGCCCGGAGTAGCGAACCGCGCAACCCCTCCATCTGGGCATCGGCCATGCGCTGCGCTGCACCACCAGCACCCTCGATCTCGGCCGTGAGCTTACGGAGCGCGTCCGCGCCCTTCTCCCCCTCGAACTGCATGCCGATCAAGGCCTGGGCCGCCGGGCCTGCTCGCTGGCCGAAGATCTCGAAGGCCTGCCCAGCCGTCATGCCCCTGTCCTGCAACTGCTGCAGGATGTCGGCCAACGGGCGCATCTTGCCAGACGAGTCGAAGACTGTGATCCCCAACTGCTGCAGCCGGCGGTGTGTCTCCTCGATCGCTACGCCGCCCTCCGCCATCTCAGCAGCGAGCTCCGCTTCCACTTCGATGCCGAGCTCGCGTAGCGCATTACGCGCCTCTTTCGACGGCGCCGCCAGACGGGCGATGATGCCTCGCAGTGAGGTACCAGCACGCTCAGCCTTGATGCCGGCGTTCTCCAGGAGGCCCAGGGCCGCAGCCGTTTCTTGGAACGACAACCCGGCGGCGGCTGCGAATGGACCGGCGTAGCTGAAGCCAATACCCAGCGACTCAATCGAGGACAGCGTCTTGCCAGCGGTGAACGCCAGCACATCGGTCACTCGGTTCACTTCGCTGACTTCGAGTCGGTAACCCTTCAGCGTGCCCAGCACGATGTCCGTCGCCTCGGCGAGGTCGATCTGTTCAGCCGTGGCCACGTTCAGGATCGCCGACATGGCCGCCGTGACTTCGTTGGCGCTCAGGCCGGCACGCGCAATGTAGTTGAACCCCTCCGCCACCTGGACGGCCGAGAACTGCCCCTCTCGACCGAACTCCCGAGCCTTCTGCGTCAGGAACTCCATCTGTCCGGCGATCTCGTTCTCGCTGAGATCGCCCGTCGCGGCCAGCACAGCCTTGACCTGTAGCATGGCGTTCTCGAAGTCGAGCGCCGTCTTGATCCCGGCCCCCGACAGGATCCCGAGCGGGATCGTGAAGGCGGACGTCATGGTCGCCCCGAGCGTCTTCGCCTTCAGCGCGACGGTGTCCAGCTGCGCCCCGAAGGCAGCGAAGGCCGACGAGAGCCGGTTGGCCCCGGATGCGCCCGCGGTCGTAGCACCCTGCAGCTGTGCGCTCAGCTGCGCCGAGAACCCGGACGTGTCCGGGATCACTCGGATGAGGGCGGTCCCTACGACGTTCGACATTCAGGTGATCTCCACATCACGAACCCGGTGGGCAGTTTCCCACGGATCATGGTACGGGTCCCACCAATCCGGGGCCTCGATGCCCTGGAGGGACGCGGGGAGATCGGGGTCGTCCACGATGTAGCCACCCCTGCCGCCGATCTTGCCGGCCAGGGCGTCATCGAGGCGACGCTTCTGCTTCCCGTCGGCGTTCTTGACGAGCTCGCTGTAGGCGAAGTTGAGTGCTTCGACGGCCGTGAGCTCCATCAGCCGCCGCCCTCGGGCAATCAGGCGTCCATCGACGTCCAGAGCGTTGTTGACGATCCAGAACGCCAGCCCGAGTGCTACTCGGTAGGGCGCCCCGTGAGCAGCTCCACTGCCTTCTCGATCACCTTCATCAGCTCGTCCATCCCGATCGGATCGTCCGTCGAGCGCAAGAGCCGCTGGAAAGCGGGCGCCTGTTCGGGTACTACGGCGATGTCGATGAAGGATCGCACGGCCCGCAGGCGTTCCATGTCCGTCGCCGCCGGATCCCCAGCCATCGCCAGGTCGAGCATCGTCATGGCCGGCAGTTTCGGGATCAGTCTGAACTTCTGCCCGCGCACTTCGATGAAGGCTGGCTCGCCCTCGTTGCGGACAGCGGCGTATCCGCTCGTGTCCACAGTAGGCTCGACAACCCCCTCTGCCTTGGCGATCTTGGCAGCGAGCTCAGCGTCTCCACCACCAGAAAGTGCGGTTTCTACAGGCATTGGACCTCCCATCGACGAACTATCGGCTTCACCCTACTGCTCCATACTTCTTCGATCAAGGTCACAAGCCACCGATCACCTGATCCATCGCCACCCGCAGGAACGGACGGGGCTGCGTGCCCGGGTGCTGCACCGAAGGACGGTAGAGCATCGTCCCCGACTTCGGGAAGCGCAGCACTGACGCCTGCCTCGGCGCGATGTGGTGGGGCCTCGTCCCCTCGTGGACGAAGCTGGCGTAGGGCGCGTCAGCAATCACCTCGTACGTGAGCGGCCACCCATCGGCACCCGTCACTAGCCTCACGTCGATCGAGTCGCGCAGCCTCCCGGTGACGACGTTCACCATCGCCCCCGAGGCGAGCCCCCGAGCCACCATCGCGATCTTCTCGGCCTGACGTGCCGCCCACAGCGAGACCTCACCTGTGGGGCTCTCCAGCATCTCGTAGAGCGCCGCTGGGTTCAGCTTCACATCGACGTAGAAGAGCTCGGATGCCATCTCAACTACCGACCGGCGTGGGCTCGCAGCAGGCGTCGAGCTCGACCACCCAACGAATCGACCAGCCGGCGCAGTCAGCCTGGCGCACGGGGTCCATGCGCGTGAGCCGGATCTCGTTGCAATCCATGCTCGGGGGCAGCAGCGAGTGGTCCGCAGCGGCAGAGCTCAGGCAGCACCACAACACCTGGCCGTCGATCAGTAGGTCGCTCGCGGCAGCGTCCATCTCCTCCGGCGGCGGGAATGGGCTCTTCGGGTTGTTCCTCACGGTCGGCCAGCAGTTCCGCACCAAAAGCGCCCGGAACTCGGCCATCGGCCGCACGTCGCCGCAGCGCCACGTCCCGAAGAACTCGGAGGGGAACTCCAGCGTCGGCTTCACCCGCTCGACCCAGATCGCCAGGAAGTCGCAGCAGTCGTGCGGCGGCTGGTCGTGGCTGATGAAGCAGTCCGCCGGTCGGCCGCGCGGTGTGCCGTCCAGGCACTCGCACAGCCTCGCCAGCATCGCCTCGGTGAGGTCAAGCAGGTACGTCGGGCTGTCGATCACGTGAACTCCCTCCAGCGTTTCGGCTGGTCCACTCGACGTACCGTGGCCCGGCGCTGGAGGCCCTCGGGGTTCACCGAGCGCAGCCACATGTCGACCTCGTAGATGCCCACCCGCGGCGGCTTCGTGACCGTCAGAAAGTCCAGGGCGTCCGCGAACTCCATCGTCACACCATCGCGCACGATCTCCTTCAGTCGTTGCGGCAGTACGCAGTTGTCGGCACCGCATCGAGCCTTCGCGATCTCACAAGCGAAGATTGCCGCCGCCATCTGCCCATCGATCCCCGGGCCGCGCCCGTAGCTGTAGGTGATCTGCCACGACCCCACCGCGTCGGGGCTCCCGGGCGACGAGTCCTTCGTGTAGTCCTGCGAGCACGGCCAGCTCCCGCCGTCCACGCGGCACAGCTGCCGGTACTGCACCACCCGGTAGGCGCTCGGGTCGAGCACCACTCCGTCGATAACGACCTCGGTGACCGAGCTCACGGGCGACGGGAGCGTGACGCACTCCAGGTGGCACCGGCCGCCGCAGCAGCCGACGTTGAACATCTCGCCGCCGATCAGCACGGGCCACGTCGGGAACTGCCACGGCCAGTCGTTCATCCCGTCCCAGCCGTAGCGGAGGCGGTCGAAGCGGTCCACCCCGCACCCACAGTTGTCCCCGAAGCACGGGCGCACAGTGCGTTCGCAGATCCCGGGGAATTGCCGGCCCGAGAGCCGGAACAGGATGTTCGTCGACATCGCGATGGCCTGAGCCATCAGGGTCGGGTCGACTGTCTCCACGAGACCGTCACAGCACGCCGTGACGGCGTCTTCGTCGATCCAGGGGCCACACGGCCCGAGCTGCGGCTCAGCCATGCGTCCAGACTACTCCTGCCCGCCCTCGCCGGCCTGGAGGAGGCTGATCCGCCGGAGTAGGGCTCGTGCGTTCTTCAGCGCACGGTGATCGCTCGGGGTCGAGGGGAGGATCACCACCTGCCAGTTCGGGCTGGTGAGGCGGATGTGGCCGTTCTTCGTGCTGCTCGCCGTCCAGCCCTTGCCCCCCACTCCTTGACTAGCGCTCCCGCTCGTGGCCCAACAAAGGAAGAAGGGGGCCGGCGGACCGACCCCCTCCTACGTTGTACGTGCTCGGTGTGACAGGTGGACTCGCCCTCAGAAGGGCTCCTCGTCACTCCCACCGCCGAAGTCCCCGTAGCCGAAGTCCGGCTCCTGGTAGATGGCGGCACCGCCACCCTCCTTTGGGTTGCGGCTGATCTCGGCCGTTGCCCACTGCAGGCTCGGACCGACCGCATCGGCAACCAACTGGATCTTCCGGCGCTTCTCACCGGCATCGGTTTCCCACTCGTTCATGTCAAAGCGGCCGACGACGATGATGCGCGAGCCCTTCTCGATGCTCTCGCTAACGTTCTCGGCGAGCTTGCCCCAGCAGACGACGTCGATGAAGGAGACTTTCTCCTCCCACTGCTGCGTCTGGCGGTTCTGCCAGCGCCGGTTGACAGCGAGGCCGAAGCCGCACAGTGCCAACCCGCTCTGCGTGAACTTCAGTTCGGGATCACGCGTGGCGTTCCCAATCAGGGTGACGTGATTGTCGGATGACATCGGACCTCCTCAGTCCCAGGTTGCTGGCTCGTACACTTCGCGAGTCACTTCGTCTTCGCCATCGCCCGAGGCCGGGTGACGAACGGGTCCTCTGGTTCCGGCTCACTTGGTGCCGGAAGGTCGAAGACCCGCACCTTCACCGAGAGCCCCGGCTGCTTCGGGTTCTCCGGAGACACGGCGACGAAGTCGACCTCCGCCTCCACCCCCTTCGTGCCCGAGTCCATCAACGGCGCCAGCCGAGCGGCCCGCTCACGGGGGATGTGCCCCACCATCGAGTTCCGCCCCAGCAGAGGCACGTGGACCTCGATGGCATTCGCGTCGTACTCGTTTGCCGGATTACGGACCAACAGCACAGGGATCGGCGTCGCCCACGACCCGGGGTCCTCCTCGCGCTGCGCCAGCGCGTTGAACACGCCATCGGACGCGTCGGTCAGGTCCGTGAACGAGCGGATCGCCTCCTTCCGGCGCTCCTCGCAGATGTCGCGCAGGCGCAGGATGTTCTCGGGGTACCCCTTCACGAACGTCACGCCGACGACCTTCAGCATGGCTTCCTTGCTCACCCTTCATCGTCCCCATCGGGATCGAGCCAGCCCAGGAGCTCTGCCCGCTGTGCCGGTGTCAGCGACGTCGGGTCGTTCTCAGCCATGTTCGGGTCGATGTCGACCATCTTGCAGTACGCCGCGAAGTTCTTGCGCTCGGTCTCGTCGAGCCCACCGATGAGCTCTGCCAGCATCCCGGCCTCCTCGTTCACATCCACGGCCTCACCCGTTTCGGGATTCACTCCCTGCATCCGCAACGCGTAGGCCAGGATCGCCTGCGCTTCATCCTCGGACTTCGGGCTCGTCACCCTCCAACCCTGCCGCCGCGCCCAGGCCGTCACGTCCTTCGACTTCGGACCCAGTTTCGACAGCGCGTGCCGCATCTTCTCGACGGTGTTGGGCTTCGCGGGCTCAGGCTCGTCTTCGACGATCTCGACCTCTGCGATCTCGTCAGGCGCGTCCCGATCGTCCGGGCTATCACCTTCCGCCGAGCGTGAGGCAGCGGCTTCGAGCGCCTTCTCGATCGGCGCTGCCGTGAGGGCCAGATTCGCCGTGCCGGCGCGAATCGCATTGATCTCGGCGTCCCGCTGGCGCCACAACACGAGCGCCTTCAAGTCGTTCAAGTTGTCCGGGTAGCCAGCCCGCTTCAGCGCTCGACCGAGCGCCTTCGTGCAGAGCACGTTCCAGACGTCCGAGTCATGATCGCCGGAGCGCTTCGTCCCAGCGCTCAAGGGTTTATACCCGATGGCGTCCGGCTTTCCAGTGCCCGGCGGGAAGTGGATCGTCGCCACCACAAACTGCTCGTCACCGCCCATCGCGGACGGGATCCCAAGCTCGGTGCCCAAACGGCAGTCGAACGTGACGTGGGCCTCGGGGTGATCCTCCAGCAGGAGCCCCCATCGGAGACTCGGGCTCGCGTAGAGGGCCAGGGGATTGCGGTTTTCTGCCATCTCACTCCTTATGTTCAGGCAACTAAGGCAAGATGATTGTAGCACGTCGTGCTACAAAGATCAATCAGAAATCGGGCTCATCGGCACCGACAAAAACCTCATCCCCGGTTGGCTGATCGACGGATTCCTCGGCGTCGACCTCGGGCTCGGGCGGCGCCACGGGGTACTGCACCTTCACGAAGATGCCGGCCTCCTCGGCCATCTTCATACAGGACAGCGTGCCCTCTGTGGCGCACACGATCTCACGGCCAGCAAGACGCTCGGTCCTGCGCTCGGGCAGGAAGCCGAGCACTTTCACCTTCCACCCTGCAGCTTCGAGCCCCTTCAGCATGGCGATCATCGCCTCGTTGCGTTCTTGACCTCCCTGGCGTCCTAGGTGCCCGAAGTAAGGTACAGAGGCGATCGGGAGCTTCCGGCGCTGAGCCGCAGACACGGTCAGCGTGTCAGCCCCGCGAGCCGCCCCCTGGAGTACGAGCGTCCCCTCGGGGAGCGAAGCCACGGCATCCTCGACGGCGCGGCGCTCCATGTCGACCTCGATCTGGCGTGCGTCGCAGACGTCACGCTCCTCCAGCGAGATCGGCTGACGCGCACGATCCACGCTCACGTCACCCCACCACCGGGGTCCGGTCACCAACACAGCGGTCTTGGACACCTTGCCGCTCCTTTCTGCTCGTTCATCATAGCAGACGAACTCCTCCTGGTGTCTAGTTCGATCCTGCTCTGTGGCCCACCACGTATCGCACACCCACGGGGTCGGGTCGTCCATGTTCATCGCGGTCGGGGTGACTCCTCCGCTCCCTGAAGGGAGCGGCTTCTCGCTAGGCCGCTTCCGCAGCGTCGCGAAGGGCAAGCCCTGCCCTGAGAATGTTCTCGGCCGCGTTCACGTCGGCGTGCGCACCTGCAGCGCCGTCTCCAGCGAGCGAAGCAGGTGCATCGTCTCGGCGTACCGCTCGTCGTTGTAGCGGCCCTCGCTCCGATCGGCGGCGACCATGATCTGGCGGTCCTTCACGCACCGCCGGAGCTCCAAGACCTCCTCGCCGCTCAGCGTGAGGGTGTACATCTCGTCGGGCTTCACGGTCACGACTCGGGGTCCTCCAGGATCTTCACGATGGCTTCCAGCTTGCTGGTCCACGCCCGGTGGTCCCTCAGGACCCGGAGCCCGCGTTCTCGATCTCGACGATCACTCGTCCGCGCATGGCCTCGTCCGCCACCTGCTCAGGCGTGCGGAGGTACTGGTGGCCATAGGCGTCGTTCGCTGATGACCTATCCCTGCGAAACGCCTGCGGCTTCGGCTGCCCGTCGCAGATCACGTAGAGCAGCTTCGGGCCGGCCTTCACGGCCTCGCCGATCCAGCCACCCGAGGGCATCCCCATCCGCTTGCCGTTGACGTCGAAGACGTGGACGGTGTCGCCCACCTGCGCGTGCGGGAGGTCGTACCTCACGACTCCTCCTCCACCGAGCTGACGAAGTCGCCCATGCCCTCGTAGGCATCCACCCAGAGCGCCTTGGCCAGCAGCTCGGCCTGCTCCTTCGTGTCGACCTCGCGCGGGAGCGGGATGACCACACTCACGCCGTGCTCGCCGACGGGGAAGACCATCTTGACTTCCTGGCCCCACAGCTCCCCGCCGTTACGGATGCTCGTGATCGGCTTGGCGCTCATCCGAGGAACTCCAGCAGCTCGACCACCTGATCGGGGCGGAGCCGCATCGTGCGGACCCGGAAGTTCCCGGAGGCGCCGTCGTTCGTCACGAACAGGTCCCCGTTGGAGTCCGTCGTGGTGATCGAGCTGGGCGTCTCCTCATCGCCGACCAGCCGGCGGTGGAGAACAGACAACGCAGTCAGCTGCTCAGGCGTGACCCCGGCGATCTCGACTGCGACTGATTGGTGCTTGGTTGTGCTCATACCAGCATCTTGCCACAGATGCCCACGGAAGTCAAGCAGTTTCCGGGATTTTTCACCCAAACCGTTGCTTGCGCTCCTTCAGCGCCACGGCGATCTCGTCGGGCGTCCCCCGGCGCAGGTACATACCGATATTCTCGACTGCCAGCGCGTAGAACTCCTCACTGAGGTCGATCCCGATGCCCATGCGGCCGTGATCGCTCGCGCAGCGGACGCTCATGCCGGCCCCGGCGAAAGGATCGAGTACCACGCCGTTCGACGGCGTCATCGCCAGCACCAGCGGCGTGATGATCTCGTGGGGCCAGCTGGCGGGATGGCCCGGCGTCCCACGGTTCTTGTAGACCCACCAGTCCTTCGGGTAGCTCGGAGCGCTCGCACCGCGCCGGGCGTGCTCGACGAGGCTCGGGTTCGGCATGTCTTCGTACCAGTAGCGCTCGCTGCTCTTGCACGCCACCACGAGATCTGTCGTCGCCGGCCAGAACTTGTCGCCCTGGCGCCCCGGCTTCGGGTTGCGCTGGCACAGGCGCACGACGTTGCGGACCAGCCACTTCTCGTGCTCGGTGCAACCGCTCGGCCCGTCGAAGCACAGCGGGTTTTTCCCGTAGGCCAGCCCCAGACGGAACGCCTCGGGGATCATGCACAGGCTCTTGGCGCCTGGCCACGCGTCGGGGTGCTTGCGCTTGGCCGCGGCCGTGCCGGCGTACTTACGCTGCTCCTCCTTCAGCCCGCCAGGGTTGTGGTCGCCGCCTGCCCCGCCCGAGCCGGAGTTCCCCGTGAAGTACGTGGTCCCTCGGCGACGAGCGAGCCAGGTCCCGTTCGGGGTCGTCGGACACCACACGATGCCGTCATATTCGACCCACTCGACAGACTCCTGGCGCAGGGGCTTCCGGCGAGCCACGGTGTTGACCGAGACATGCCACATCTCACACCGGCCAACACGCCGGAGGCTGGCGGACCGGCCAGCCATGAGGCAGGCCGCCAGGAACACATCGGCTCGGGCGCGGTCCTTCTGGGCAAACCCGACTCCTCGCTTAGTCCGTTGCCCATCGGCGTCGATGCTCCGCTCAATGAACAGGTCCAACTGGGCCTGTGTCAGCTGCGAGAGCCAGCCGACCATAGGAGTACGATCCGGTGCCACCTCTCGCAGCAGTCGAGCCGCAGCAGCGTTGAGCCGGAACTCCGTCTTGTCGGGGGCGCTTGGCCACACGACCTCCCGCCAAGCCGGGCCAACTCCCTTGACCCCAGGAAGCCGATCGACGGGCGGACCGAACAGCTCAGTCAAGCACGCCCTGATCCGGAGGACGTTGGTCGAGTTCACGCGGTTCGATTGGACGATGTAGGCCCCTGTGGTTTCGGTGCGCCCAACGCCGGGCTTCCGGTCATGCCCCTTGGTCCAGTACCAGGCCACCGCCTCCACGAAGGCGTCGGAGAACTTCGGCTCGGTGGGCAGCGAGGCGCAAGGTGCCGCCACAGGCACGGACGAGTCCAGCGTCAACTCCACCGACGTGCGAATCTGGCGCTCAACTCGGCGAGAGGCCGTGGTGCCGATCCGCTGCTCCACCAGCCAACGGTGGTCGGCGGTGACCAGGGCGGACATCGAACGGCCTTCGATTCGCAACATGCGTCGGCGAGCTGGCTCGAACACGTTCACCCGCTGGACCGCCTGCCACTCGGCCAGCCCGCTGTCCGGGTTGAGGGTGAGCACCTCGTCACCTTCCGCCAAGGAGTCCCAGGTCTTCCACCCGTCTCGGGAGAGGATCTCCGTCTCGGTGTCAGCGCAGAACGTGTCCCCGAGGTCGATGGCGATGGACCCTCCAGGCCGCAGAACGCGAAACCACTCGTCGGCGTGCGTCAGCAGCGCCTCGATGAAGTCCACCGGCCGCTCCTCGGTGCCGAGCTCGCGCTCCTTCTCGGGGTGGTCCGGCGGCAGGTAGCTCACCTTCCGCAGGTACGGCGGGCTCGTGACGACGAGGTCGATGCTCTCGTCGGGCAGCTGTCGGACCACATCCAGGCTGTCGCCTGTGATCCACCACGGTTCACTCATGTCGCTCCTCTGTAGCCTCTCAAGCTACACCCTACAGGACGGATGCCTGCTCATCGAGCTGAGGCGTTCGCGGCGCTCCTCGGGGAGCTCGACCACCGAAGACGCCCAGGCGAGCGCGAGCAGCGTCAGTAGGACGCCGCCCACCTTGCTCCACCCGGGGGCGCCGAGCGGGATCAGCACCAGGGTCGACCAGGCGGCGAGCCCGAAGGTCCAGTCACGCACCGGCCGCGTCCTCACTGGGCCTCCAGGAGTGCGGCGATGCTCGACCGGCTGGCCAGATCGCTCTCGTCGAGCGGGTGGAGGCCCCGTGCGTCCGACAGGTACCACCCCTCGTGCCCGACCACGTCCACGTGGACGATCTTCGGGGTGACCGTGTGGACGTCGGGATCGAAGTCCTCCACGTCCTCCTGCGCCAATGCCTCCAGCCAGCAGTCGTGTTGGTAGCGCTCCTCGTCATGAGGCGTCCAGCTCTCGTCGAACCGAGCGCTCATGCCTTCACCTCCAGTCGACGCTGGAGGCGCCCCAGCGCGAAGTCGATCTCGTAGATGGGAACCTTCCGCTCCTCGACCTTGCGCCCATCTCTCACGATGGTCACTGTGAAGACGGGTTCGCCATCTTTGGCGAACCCGGACTGGGTGATGATCGTTTCGTCCTTCACGCTGCCTCCTTTGCTGTTGTGGTTACCTCATTCTTGCATGAGCTCCACGCAGAGTCAAGCTATTTCCAGGCTTTTTTCGTCACAACTGTCCAACCGTCACCAAGCTCGCGCTGGCGAGCCTTCGCCTGCAGCAGGTCCGTGAACTCGGAGTCAACCTCCCTGCCTCGACGCACCAGGAAGCTCGTCTGGCGCGGGAAGTTCGTCCGCACCGCTCTACCAGTCGATCGGTTTTTCTTGCAGCCACACGCCATGCGTCCAGCCTACGAGCGCGGCGACTTCGCCATCTGCACCATGTTCATCCCCAGCCACTTCAGCCCGGTCTGCTGGCGGTGCCGCATCGCTTCGCTTCGGTCGTCCTACGACCGAACCTACAAGCGCAACACACCCAACGCGTTCTCGATCGTGAACGGTTCATCGGTAGCTATCATCCATCTGCTCCCCCCTTGTTCTGTCTGTCGAACCTTTCCGTAAACGCCAAGAACCCCCGGCCGAAGCCGAGGGTCCCGGGCGTAGGTGCGGATGGACGACTCAGGAGCCCGGCGAGGCCCCCACGTAGCCGCAGTCGTCGATCGGGCTCGGGAGGGTTGCGGCGTTCTGCCACGCCAGCGGACCGCCGGCCTGGATCGCCGCCTGATCGCTGAGCGTCCAGGTGTCGGCGGTGATACCACTGGGCAGGACCGGGCCTGGCGGGCCGGTAGGCACGCCAGTGGGGTCCCCACCGCCGGGCACGTAGCTCGGGAAGGTCGGTCCCGGCCAGCTCGGGAACCAGTTGGGGTTGTTCTCGGCATAGCCGGCGAGAGTGACCTCCAGGGCGCCCTGATTGAACGTCAGGTCTCCGCTGATCTCCCAGTTGGTCGTGTGCGGCAAGAGCCAATGCACGAACACGTTGGCGCCGAGACCACCGACACCGCACTGGTCACGGTTGGCGTTCTTGCTCCAGACCTCGATCATCTTCGGGTAGGCGCACGGGGCCGACTTCGACTCCCGGAGCACGGCACCCTTGAAGTCCCCCGGGGTGGGCGCCTCCAGCAAGGTCGAGTCGAGAATCATCTCCAGCACCATGAGCGGAATGCCGCAGAGCTTCATCTCCACATCGAAGCCCTTCAGCCTCATGCAGTCCTTGTCCCGGATGCAGATGGCGCCACAGGCATTCTTGATGGTGATGTCCTCTCCGTCTTCGGTGTCCGGCGAAAGCGTGATCTCGGTGAACGCCGCGGTCTGGATGCGACTGTTCGGTACGAGCGGGTCCAGGGGCACGCCGCACTCGTTGAGGCGGGTGATCCGCAAGGCACAACCCTTGATGGACTTGGGGCAGAACAGCGCCACGATGGCCTCCTCTGTCGATCCGTTCACCCCGAGGGTAGCTCCGGGTCAGGGCCATTTCGGGGACCTACGATCGCGCAGCGTACACCAATCCCGAAGAAGTTCGTGGAAATCGCGCCACACCCCTCCCAGGGACGTCCATCCGGTCCGCTTCGGCCAGCGCCTCCAAGCACACCTCAACCGCCACACCCGCCGGGTCCTCGATCCCCGGAAAGACCCGCTCGACGATCTCGTCCGCCCCGGCCCACGGCTCCTGGAGGGCGAAGGTAGCTGCCGCCGCTATGCCGTCCGCCTCAAAGACCTGCGGCCCAATGCCCGCGGCGTCCCAGAACCGGAGGCCGTGGTCCACGTCCAGACGGTACCACGGGGCGTTCAGCACCACGACCGGCCCCCGCAGGTAGGCGAACTCGTACATGGTCGACGAGTTGTCGCAGGCATAAACGTCAGCTCGTTCGAGGACCTCCTCGAAGCTCTCAACTGGCTCGATCCCCAGCCGACGATAGACCGCCTCGACGTCACGGAACAGGCGCGGATGGGCGTGCCCAAGGACCTCGAACTGGCCGCTGTCTGCCAGCTTCTTCAGCCCTGGTGAGAAGTGTGCCCACGCGCTCCGGGTTTCGGGGCAGGCCACGCAATCCCAATGGAAGCTCACCGCGAGGACCGGACGTTCACCCTGGGAGCGGTCAGTCATTCTCCCCTGTAGCTCAGCCACCCTCGGGCTCCCGACCACCCGCACAATGCGGTCTGGGTTCTCAGCGCGGTTCCGCCTCGCCGCGTACTCGTTCGGGCACAAGAAGGCAACCACGTTGTGCCGGCCGCCTCCCCCAGCGTAGGACGGGTTCTTCGCCGCCTGTGGGTCTCCGGCATAAGACTGGCCGGCGCCGTGCTCCATGAGGATCGCCCGCCGACCACCGCTACGCTGAAGATCGGCGAACCCGGCCACCAGGAGCAGGTTGTCGCTCGGAGCCACCCTCGCCGATCTCACGTGCGGCAGGCGGCAGTCGAGTCGAGGCCCGACGTACAGCGTGCCCTTGACCTCCTCCGGAAGCCGCTCCCACACCGGAAGCAAGTGGTCGAGATAGTGGCGCTCGGTCGCCAGCGCGTCGATCATCATGGGACACCCAGACCTGCCGTGATGAGATCCTGCTCCTGGCACTCACCGCAGCTACCGCTGCACGTCTCGCAAGTCGTTGGCACGACCATCAGCCCGATCCCCTGATACTCACCACGGCAACCGCGAGCTCGTTGCCCTCACGATTCGTCCGGCGGACCACCGGAGCTGGCATGATGTCCACGTTCATGCTCCGTATCTGGCGAGCTTGAACGAGAGCAGCTGCATCTGCTGAGCAGGCGTTAGTGCCCCAGCGATGGCTGCGCCCCAAGCCCAACCGAAGCCGTGGTGCAAGTCATTGAACCAATCCCCGACAAACGCGATCGAGTCGAGCAGCGTGGGCAGGGCTGCTGTCGTCGCTACGGCAGTGAGCACAGCGTCAACCCAAAGCTCGATCACTCCCGTCGAGTTACGATGCACGACGAACAGGTGTGGGCGGTCGTCGACCACGCCACCGCCGTCGACGGCTGTGGACATGTCGCCTGTCCCGATCAGCCAGCGTGACGGCGGCCCAGAGGACCCGAACGTGCCCATCGCAAAGTTGTCCGTCGGGGTG